ATGGACAAAGAACTATTAAGAAAAGAATTTAGAAAAAAAAGATCTGAATTATCAAATGTAGAGGTGCGAGAAAAATCTTATAAGATTGCGCAAAACTTTATTGAAAATTTATTACCAAAGTTAAAAGTAAAAGAAGGACGAGTTTTTTCTTTATATAAGAGTGCTTATAATGAAGTTGAAACTGATGTTATTGCCAATTTTTTTGCCAAAAAAAATATTAAATTTTCTTATCCAAAAATCACTGCTAAAGACAAACCACTACAATTTATTTTAAAAGAAAATGATTCAGAATTTGTTAGTAATAAAGACTATCCAGATATATTAGAAATCCAGAAAGGCATCAAAACTGTACCAAAATGCATAATATTACCACTTCTATCATTTGACTCAAAAAAGAATAGATTAGGCATGGGAGGCGGTTTTTTTGATAGAACAATTAACGCTCTTAGAGCATTTAATTCAAACATCATCACAATCGCCCTAGCCTATGATTTTCAAGAGTTCGACGGGGTTTTACCTGTGGAGAAATTTGATCAAAAAGTTAATTTTATTGTTAGCGAAAGTACAATAATTAGCTAGATGTCTTTTATTTACTGGTTCTAAGAGTAAAAAAAAATATCATTTTTTTTAAATAAAATAGTTGCTTTCATATTTTTTATATATAGCGTAATTTTCATCAACTTGTAGTTGAAGTGAGTGTACGCTTACTTCAAAGCGTGTTGTATTTTTTATTATTAACAATAAATAGATCTAACAATGCATAAAACAGATTTAATTAAAGAAATTGCTAAGCAGACTGGTTTATCTCAAAAAGATTCAGCTGCAGCTTTAGAAGCTTTCTTAAAAGCTACTACAAAGTCACTTAAAAAAGGACAATCTGTGACTTTAATCGGATTCGGTACTTTTAAAGTAGTTAAAACTGCTGCTAGAAAAGGACGTAACCCTCAAACTGGTAAAGAAATCCAGATCAAAGCTTCTAAAAGAGCTAAATTTACTGCTGGTAAAGCATTAAAAACTGCTGTTAAATAGTTTCTTTGAACTTAACCCTTATAGGAAAAATTTTCTATAAGGGTTTTTTCTTGCTTGATATTTAAGAAGTTAGGAAATAAATTCTGCGGTTCGTTTTTTTTGTTGTTATTTTTTTAAGTGATAACATTAATGAACTTTATAGTAACGTAGTTTTAATCCGAGAAACGCGTTGCTAATATTAGTTCGGTCTTCATCTATTAGATTGTAGGGCCGAAAACAGCCGTTTAGGCTGTTTTCTCGGGTGATTAGCTCAGTTGGTAGAGCATCTCCCTTACAAGGAGGGGGTCGGGAGTTCAAGTCTCTCATCACCCACCATCCGCTTTCGTTGCACCTTTGGTACAACTACAGCGCGATTGGTGATTTTTAGTTTAAATATTGCGCTGTAGCCCAAAAGGCGTAAGCGAATCGGGGGTGTAGCTCAGGTTTTTTTTCAAAAAATAGCATCTAACATGCTATTTTTCCAAGAAAAACGGGCAAAGGAGCGAAAGCGACGCATGCCCAGTATCTCAATCATCTTCGAAGCGAAGCTGAGAAAAGTGATTGAAGATTTGAATCATAATGATAGTTTAGTTTTTTTCGGGGGTGTAGCTCAGCTGGTTAGAGCGCCTGCCTGTCACGCAGGAGGCCGCGGGTTCGAGTCCCGTCACTCCCGCCACCGATCCATTTCAAGAAGTCCAATAAAGTCCGTTTAGCCCTTGATAAATAAAGGTCTACTCTCTATAATAAGTCCAAGTTAGTCCAAAGAATTTTATTAAAATCCATAAAAAAAATGGGTATAATATGGGGCATATTTATACCCTATTAAAAATATACCCACTTTTTTACTGGATTGAAATAAAATTTAATTGTTACATTAATATGTTTTTGACCTTCAACTTTAACAACCTGATAAAAAACTAATGTTAAATGATCTTACTATTAAAAAATCTAAACCTAGAGATAAGCCATATAAAATTACTGATGGCGAGGGAATGTATTTAATGATGCATCCAAATGGAGGAAAATATTGGAGACTAAGATATAAAATTGCTGGCAAAGAAAAAACTCTAGCACTTGGTACCTACCCTATGATTTCCTTGGCAGAGGCAAGAGAGAAAAGATTTGAAGCAAAGAAAAAAATAAAGGAAGGCATTGACCCTTCAGAACAAAAAAAATTAGAAAAGATAACACGTATAATTGAGACAGAAAATTCTTTTGAAGCTGTAGCTCATGAATGGCATAAAAAACAAAAGGAACGATATACAATCAAACATCACAAAGCTGTACTAACTAGATTGCAAAAGGATGTTTTCCCTCTACTCGGCTCACGACCAATTGGACAAATTAAAGCTCCAGAACTTTTAGCAACAGTTAGAAAAATCGAAGCAAGAGGTGCTATTGATTTAGCTCATCGAGCATTGCAAACTACTGGTCAAATTTTTCGTTATGCTATTGCAACTGGCAGAGCAGAACGTGATATTTCGGTAGATCTGCGTGGAGCACTTACTGTAAGAAAGAAAGTTAATCATGCTAATTTGAAGGAAGATGAATTACCAGAATTCCTGCAAAAACTTGAAAACTATCAAGGAGAACAACGCACAAAAATGGCTTTACAAATTTTGGTTCTAACATTCGTAAGAAGCTCTGAATTACGTGGTATGAAATGGGATGAAGTCAGTTTTGAGAAAAAAGAGTGGCATATACCAGCAGAACGTATGAAAATGAGAGAAAAACACATAGTGCCACTTTCACAACAAACAATCAAACTACTAACACAAATAAGAAAAACACATAATAATCCTGAGTTTGTATTTCCAAGCCATAGAAATCCTAGCAAATCAATTAGTGAAAATACTTTGATCTTTGCAATTTATCGCATGGGATACCATTCAAAAGCAACCGCACATGGATTCCGCTCTACTGCTTCAACAATTTTAAATGAGAAAAATTTCCGTGCTGATGTTATAGAAAAACAACTTGCTCATGGCGAACGAAATAAAGTTCGTGCCTCCTATAATCATGCTCAATATTTACCAGAACGTAAAGAAATGATGCAATGGTGGGCAGATTATTTAGACGGACTAAAAAAATAAATTATTCAAAGAAACTTTTTTATTTATCCTTATCATAACTTTGTATCAAAGATCTTATATCTTCTACTCGCCAAGCAGTCGCTCTCTCTGATATTTTTACAGGCTTTGGATATTTTCCATCTTTAACACCTTGCCACCAAGTTGATTTTCCTACAGGAAATATTTTTAGGATTACTGGAAGACGAACAAAACCAATTTCTGGTAATAATTGATTAGAGTTTTTTACTATCATTGTTAAGCTCATTTTTTTTAAATTATGAACTCAACTTAAAGTTATAGGGGTATAGAAATCGGTATAGCGATAGTATTAAAATAGGTATGAATTTTAATTATATAAGAGAAATTTAACCTTAAGCAACTATTGAATGATGTCTCTAATAACTCTCGTAACGACTCCCCATATTCTACCAATAGAACTTTTATCAATCTCTATATCAGGACAATTATCATTATCAGAGACTAACAGCATTTTATTTCCTTCTTTTATTAATTTTTTTAAAACTGCATTGCCTGTACTAGTAGTGGCAATTACAATATTATTATGTTGAAAATCCCTATTTTGATTAACTAACAAAATATCATTTTCCAATATTCCAGATTCCTTCAAATGACAACCTGATACCTTAACCATAAAGTGATCTTCTATATTACTTACAAAAAATTGGTCTTTTGCTATATGGTTTTTAAATTGCTCTCTACTTGTAATAGATGGTACTCCATTCTCAACTTTCATTTCATATAAAGGAAGACTGTGTCTTTTATATTTTGCTATAAGTTTTATATCATCATTTGTTATATCTTCTGGTATGCGCCTAGACTTTGTTTTTACTGCTTCTGGCTTTCTCCCTGCTCCAGTTCTATATCCGCCATGTTGCTTTTTTGCACTAGATCTCATCTGTAAAATTGTCTTAAAATGACACAGTATTATTAATAAATCCGTTAAAACTTGATTTATGTGGTAACAATCAAGTTAAATAGGAACAATGTACACTCAAAGGATATCTTTTGAAGCTTATTGTTAAACCATAAAATTCTATGATCACAAATAATAATAATGAAGTTTTATTTGAAAAATCTTTCAATATTTCTCAAAACCTATCTAAATTGATAAATAATTTTACATTCCACACAGATCCAAAAGATGGAATTAAAGATGTAAAAATTAAAGATATAACAGTGGTATCCCCATGTGAAAGTTATAATTTCTCTTTTTCTGTTAATAACAACAAAAAAGCCATACTGGATGCAATAAAAGCAAAGAATATTTCTATAAGATGTATTGCTGTCAAAGCTATAAGTCTTGATGTAATTTTTTATGATGGATTTCTTGACAAGAATAAAAAAAGAATAGCTGTAAAAATAAATTATTTTGCTCAAATCAAAACTTCTGTTAAACATCCTGTTATAAAAAAATACTTAGAGTATTGGGGACTGCTAAAAGCACAGAATCTATGAAGGGTATTTCAGTGAGTTTAATTAATGTCTCATTCTTCGATGGCTACCACATTAAAAAATCATATTTCCAAAGAGTCCTTTTTATTTGCCTGCGAAATTTGCGAAAATGACGATCCATCAATAACTTATAGAGTAGCCACCCACTTTGCTGATGAAATGAATAACCTCGTATTAAATAATGCATTTATAACAGACAGTCTTAACTACTGCCTGAATAAAGATGGGGATATTGAGGATTTATATTTTAAGAATAGTGAACCTGGATATATTGATAAAAATAACAATTTCATTCCCATCTCCCTTAAAAGCCTTACAAAATTTAATCTAAAGCTAGATTGGGTGGTGAAAAATATTTGCACTAATTGTGAAATTTCTTTCGATAAATATTCAGAAGAAATTGTGCCAAATTTATTATGGCATGTAGGATTCATTAATATTGACATGAAAATTCCTGTTTTCTTCGCTAGAAAAATAACAAAAGAAGAAGCTTTTGATAAAATTCAAAAAACTTTAAGTAGTAGAAAATCATCATTGGAAGGCATAATTCTAACTAGCTGTAGTAATATTCCTAGCTATTTTAACTCGAAGATTGCTGGTAATAAAATTATATCTATCAGAAATTGTTTATCTGCTGATAAGAAAGATTTTAATATTGATAAAAGTATTTTAAAATCAGCACTCCTTAAGGCAGGTAAAGATGGTTTTTCTACTGGTTATAGAAGTGCTTGCTTCAATAATGAATATTTTAGATTTACTAAACAAGAAGCTGACGTACTAGAATTTTTATATAAGGCTGGAAAACCAGTTCATAAAGATGAGATCATGGTTGAGGTAACAGAAAGCAGCACAGAACTAAAAACATTATTTCGCAGCTCTGACTCAAAGAATATTCGAAAAAATATTCTGCAACATGATAAAAAAGGCTATTATTGGTTAAACCTAAATTAGAACTGCTTTTTTCTTCAAAATCATACCTATTTTAATACTACCACTATACCGATTTCCATACCCTACTCTTTCTAACTTTGCATCATCATAATTATCAGCTCTCGTTGAGATGTGGTGATTTTGATTTTTATTAATCAAAGCAAAGTAAATCATGACTAAAGAAAAATACTTAACTGAGCAAGACCTCGCCAAAAGATGGGGTTTTGATCCAAGAACGCTGCGAAGATGGCGTGAGGAAAATAAAGGCCCTGCATATATTAATATGTGTGGGAAGATCCGCTACACAGAAGAATTTATCAAGGAGTTTGAAAACGAGAATCTGAAAAAGAAGAAGCCTCTTAAATTAGGAAAGGAGGTGTCAAATGACTAGTAAAATTACATTATCACAAGCTTCAAATATTCATATTGGAGAATTAGCCGATCTAGCAGCCGACCAGTTATTAGACTTGCAAAGTCAAGCTTCAGATCATTTTGAAAAAGCAAAAAGGCTTAAAGAATGGATTGATGGTGCTATCAGCATCAAATATCAGAATGACATTACTACCCTTAGAAATAAGAAAAACAAAGTAACTGGCACAATCCATTTTCAAGATGGAGATTTTAAAGTTATATCAAATATTCCAAAAAAAGTCAACTGGGATCAAGACAAACTACAAAAAGCAGTAAGTGATATTAAAGAGTCTGGAGATGACCCTTTGGAGTATGTAAGTATTACCTACAAAGTATCAGAGACAAAATATAACGCTTGGCCAGAGCATATCCAAAAAGTCTTTAGAAAAGCACGCCTTTTAAAAATTGGCAAAGAGACCTTCAAACTAGAAAAGCAAGGAGGTGATGATGAGTAATTTACCAATAATAAGTGCTGATGAAAGACTAAAAGAGTCAAAAGGCATTAAAGGCTGTATCTTCGGTAAAAGTGGAATTGGTAAAACTTCTCTACTTTGGACTTTAGATGCAAAATCAACTCTATTTTTTGATCTCGAAGCTGGCGACCTAGCAGTTGAAGGATGGCAAGGTGACACAATCCGTCCTAAAACATGGGAAGAATGTTGTGACTTTGCTGTCTTTATCGGTGGCCCCAACCCAGCACTTCGACCAGATCAAAAATTTTCTCAGGCACATTTTGACGCTGTTTGTCAAAAGTTCGGTGATCCTAAATCTCTCGATAAATATCAAACAATTTTCATCGATTCAATAACTGTTGCTGGTCGTCTTTGCTTCCAACATTGCATGGGACAACCAGAAGCAATAAGTGAAAGAAGCGGTAAACCAGACACTAGAGGCGCTTATGGTTTACATGGTCGTGAAATGATCGCTTGGCTAACTCACCTACAACATACCAGAAATAAGAACATCTGGTTCGTTGGCATCTTGGATGAAAAAGTTGATGACTTCAATCGCAAAATCTTTATTCCCCAAATCGAAGGGTCAAAAACAGGTCTAGAGCTACCAGGCATTGTTGATGAGGTTATTACTATGTCTGAGATCAAACAAGAAGAAGGTGATCCCTACCGAGCTTTTATCTGTCAAACCATTAACCCTTTTGATTATCCAGCTAAGGATAGATCAAGGCGTTTAGAGGTAATTGAAGAACCCCACCTTGGCAAGCTTATGAAGAAAATTAAGGGTGACGCCAAGCCAATCAACGAGCATCTAAAAACTAATTTTAATAATATTAACTCAAATAATAAATAAACTATGTGGAACGATTTTAATAATGCTGAAAATCAGCAATCTTTTGATGTAATTCCTAATAATACATTAGCAAAAGTAAGAATGACCATAAAACCAGGTGGTCATGACGATCAAAATCAGGGTTGGGATGGTGGCTATGCCACTAGAAACCAAGTTACTGGATCGGCTTATCTTTCTTGTGAATTTGTAGTTTTGGAAGGAGAATTTGCCAGAAGAAAAGTCTGGAGTTTAATTGGGCTTCACTCTCCTAAAGGGCCAGAATGGTCAAATATGGGAAGGAGCTTTATTAAGGGTATTTTAAACTCTGCTAAAGGCATATCTGAAAATGATGATTCGCAAAAAGCACAAAGCGCTAGAAGAATCAATAGCATAGCAGATTTAAACCATATTGAATTTGTGGCTAAAATCACAGTTTCTCAGGATCAAAATGGCAATAATAGAAATGAAATAAAATCTGCCATAACCGCTGATCACAAAGATTATGCTAAAATTATGGGCAATATAGCCGTGCCAGATCAACCATCACAGCAACAAAATCCAACCAATAACACAAATAATAATCGGCCAGCTTGGGCTAAGTAAAAATCATAAATAAAAATGATACTTAGACCTAGGCAACGAGAGTTCGTTAGCCAGAGTATTGCTGCTTTAAAGAAGCATGGTAATACTCTGGCTATTGCTCCCACAGGATGTGGTAAAACTTTAATGCTATCTGCTGTTACTAAAGAAATTATTGGTAGCAACAATAAAGCATTAATCCTCGCCCATCGTGATGAGCTGACAAGCCAGAATAGAGATAAATTCTTAAAGATTAACCCTCACACTTCTACATCAGTTTTTGATGCGAAAGAGAAGTCTTTTAATGGGCAAGTGACCTTTGCTATGGTTCAAACCCTAAGTCGCGAGAATAATTTAAAACTTTTACCAAAAATTCATCTTTTGGTAATTGACGAAACGCACCACGCAACTTCTGAAAGTTATCAAAAGGTAATTATTCGATTAAAAGAAATTAATCCAAATCTTTTAATTTATGGGGTTACAGCAACACCAAATAGAGGTGATAAGAAAAGTCTAAGCAAAATATTTTCTAATATTGCTGATCAAATAAAAATATCAGAGCTTATTGCTTCTGGCCATCTTGTTCCACCTAAAACTTATATTATCGATGTTGGAACTCAAAAAACCCTAAAAGAAGTTAAAAAAACAGCTGGTGATTTCGACATGAAGGAAGTTGAAGAAATCATGAATAAATCGCCAATCAACGATGCAATTATTAAGCATTGGCAAGATAAAGCAGGAAGTAGAAAAACAGTTATTTTTTGCTCAACTATCAATCATGCCATATCAGTAAATAAGAGTTTCAATGAAAAGGGAATAAAATCAGTTCTAATTCATGGTAACCTTACTGATGAAAACCGTAAATCGATTTTAGAGTCTTTTGAAAACAAAGATGCTCAGGTAATAGTTAATGTAGCTGTTCTAACTGAAGGCTGGGATTATCAGCCAACATCATGCGTTGTTTTACTTCGCCCCTCATCATTTAAATCAACAATGATTCAAATGATCGGTCGTGGGCTTCGTGTTGTTGATCAGGTTTTACACCCCAATATCAAGAAAGATGATTGTGTAATTTTAGATTTTGGAACTTCCTCTCTAACTCATGGTTGCTTAGAAGTTGATGCAAATCTTGAGGTAGCAAAAAGAAAAGAAAGTGGGCAATCAGAAAGTTTGCCACAAAAAAGCTGTCCTGAGTGTAATTCCCTAATTCCAATAGCCTCAAAAGAATGTCCGCTTTGTGAAGCAAATTTAGAAGAAAGTGAAAATCAAGGAAAAGAGGAGTTATCCAATTTTGGAATGTTAGAGATTGATATTCTAACAGCAAAATCAAACTTTATGTGGTGCGATTTATTTGGTGACGAATCTTCCTTTATGGCAACAGGATTTAATGGTTATGCTGGAGTGTTTTTGCTAGAGAATAATTGGTATGCCATTGGAAGTGATAATTTTAATATAGAGGTTATCTTTATTGGCAAAAAGCAAATTTGTTTAGCCAAAGCTGATGATTTTTTAAATAAATTTGAGACCTACGAGAACGCTCACAAATCAAATAAGTGGTTACACCAACCTGCATCAATAAAGCAAATTAACTGCTTACCCAGCAATTATAGAAACGATTTTAGCCTCACCAAATATAAGGCAGCAGTTCTGCTTAAATTCTTTTTTAATAAAAAAGCTATTCAAGAACTCCTATTTGAAGTGAGCAAAGAAATAGAAGGTGGTGAGTCATGAAAGTATGTGCGCTTTGTTACAAAGAAGCAGGAGGATTTGGTTTTATTAAACCTCCATTAAGGGCTGGTTACTCAAGGAACTCAAGACATAGAAAGTATTTTTGTTCCAGAAACTGCCAAGAGATTTTTAGTAAACTTTTTAAAAAAAATGAAATGATAGATATTACAAAAATGGAAAAGGAAGCAATTGAATCAACATTAAAACCACTTGGTAAATTTATCGCTGAAATTGGAATGGATCGTCCAGTTAGTTCTTACACAAGAGAAGAAGCACTTTGTTTGGCCGAGATTGTTGTTACTGCTTACCAAGAATTTATGCAAAGCAAAGAAGATGATAGCGATATCATTAGTGGAGGTAAAGTGCATGCTTGATTTTAACCACCACCCTACATTATCAGAAAAAATTAGTGATCTAATTGATAAGTCCCTAACACAAAAACATGAAAACCAAAAACCTAGAAATTACCTTGGAGGTTCAAGACTAGGAGTAAAATGTAATCGTGCTTTACAATTTGAATATACTAATACCCCAAAAGATGAAGGTCAAAATTTCACAGGTAAAATATTAAGAATATTTCAGGCTGGTCATGTTTTTGAAGATCTCGCAATTAAATGGCTAAGAGATGCGGGCTTTGAATTAATCACCAATAAGAAAAACGGCGATCAGTTTGGTTTTAGTGTGGCTAATGGTAAAATTAGAGGGCATATTGATGGAATAATTTTCAACGCTCCAAATAGTCTGGATCTTTCATTTCCAATGCTTTGGGAGTGTAAATCTATGAACGACAAATCTTTTAATGAAACTGTTAAAAAAGGATTAGTTGTTTCAAAGCCAGTTTATGCAAGTCAAGTAGCTGTTTATCAGGCTTATATGGAAGGTTCAATTCCTAACATTTCAGAGAATCCTGCTCTTTTTACTGCGATCAACAAAGATACGGCAGAACTTTATTTCGAGTTAATTCCATTTGTTAAATCTCTAGCTCAAAGGATGAGTGATAAAGGAGTTAATATTCTAAGGGCCACCGAAAGTCATGAATTGTTACCAAGAATATCCAACGATCCCTCTTATTTTGAGTGTAAGTTCTGCCCTTGGCAAATTAGATGTAGAGAGGTGAGCAATGGATAAGTTTTTAGATTTTAATAATGCCAATAATCAAAAAGAAATTAATCGTGAGAAGATTGATGTTGAGCAAATCAGAAGTAATCTTTTAAACAGAATTGAGGATGTTCTTTTTTACCTATTTCCAAGTGGCAGGATTCAAAATAAGCAATTTTATATTGGAAATATTAAGGGTGAACAAGGCAAAAGCCTAGTCATTCAACTTACTGGTGATAAGCAAGGTAACTGGTTTGATTTTGCAACTTCACAAGGTGGTGATATTTTCACCCTTTGGCAAGAAGTGATGGGATATCAAAAATCAGACTTTCCAAAGCTCTTAAATGAAATTAATGAGTGGCTTGGAAATACTCCAGCTATTTCCAAAACACAAATAACTAAAAAATCCCCTCCATTAGATAATTTAGGCAAACCAACTGCTGAGTGGAATTACTTTGATAAAAATAACAAATTACTGGCTGTTGTATCTCGCTATGATACTGATAAAGGAAAAGAGTTCAGGGTCTGGGATATAAAATCAAGAAAATCAAAAGCACCGGAAATAAGGCCACTTTACAACATCCCTCACATAAAGGACTCAAACAAAATTATTCTTGTTGAAGGTGAAAAAAGTGCTGACGCTTTAATTGAATTTGGCTTTGCTGCTACAACTGCTATGTTTGGTGCAAATGCCCCATTAGATAAAACTGACTGGTCACCACTTAAAGATAAGGAGGTGATAATTTGGCCTGATAATGATGAGGCTGGAATCAGTTATGCTAAAAAGCTCTCAGATCATCTTCAAGGCACAGCATTATTTATTTCTACTTTAACACCACCAGAAGGCAAAGAAGAAAAATGGGATGCCTATGATGCTATAAAAGAAAAGTTTGATGTGAGAAGCTTCTTAAATAAGGCAAAAAATAATAGTTTGAATCTGCCGATTTATCTTATCACAGAATTATTAAATGATAATTCCCCAATGCCAAGAGACATAATTTCACCAAGATTATTAACTCCTGGCGGGATGTTAGTTATTGGAGGTGCGCCTAAAGTTGGTAAAAGTGACTTTTTAATTAACTTTCTAATGCACATGGCAGCTGGTGAGAAATTTCTTGGCTTCAAACCACCGAAGCCATTAAAAGTGTTTTACCTTCAGGCCGAGATTGGCTATCACTATATGAGAGAGAGAGTTCAAAAGCTTAAAATCTCAAAGAATATAGCTACAAGAGCAGCAAAGAATCTGTCCATCACTTCCAATGTTCACATGATTTTAAATGATGGTGGTATTGAGGCAGTTAAAAGAGCCATAAAGATAAGTTTTGGAGAAGAAAAGCCAGATATCATTTGTATTGACCCTATTAGAAATTTATTTGATGGGGGAAGCGAAAATTCAAGTGAAAATGATAATAGTGATATGCTTTTCTTCTTACAAAATCGAGTTGAAAAGTTGCGCTCTATTATCAACCCAGATATGGGCATTATTCTTTGTCATCATACCAGAAAAATTAAAAAGAAAGATTTAGAAGAAGATCCATTTCAAGCATTTTCAGGGGCTGGTAGTTTAAGAAGTTTTTATTCAAGCGGACTTATTCTTCATCGCCCAGACGAGCTTGAATCAAGAATACATCTTTATTTTGAGCTTCGTAATGGCTCTTCAATTCCACGCAAAATAGTAGAAAAAGAAGATGGCAAGTGGGTTGAATTAAATCCAATGTCCGAGCGTTTAGTTCGTCAAAGCTATGGTGAAAAATTAGACGCTGAACGAGACCGCAGAGGTGATATTATTATTGATCTAATTAGATCAGAAGCGTTAACCGGTAATTTCTATACCAATAATCAATTTGCCGAGAAATTTGAAAACAAACATGGTCTTGGCCATATCGATTCAATCAGAAGAAGAATATCAGTTTTAAGCACAAAAGGCTTCATTAAATATAAGAAAAGCTACTCAGAGCTTGGACTCAAGCAAATAAAGTCTAGGTACGGAATATTGTGCGTTAAAGACATGAAATATAAAGGCAATGACAGAACAAAAGACATACTTCCAACTCATTATAAATCACCGAATTTTGGAACAATTTTAGAAGTAGAAGGCATCAATATTTGGCCAGAACATGAGGGGGGAAAAGATGAATAATATATCAAAAAATGAAGTTGGGATGAGAAGTTGGGATGAAAAATCCCAACTGCACAACTTCCCTCTCAAGCCAGTAAATACCGAAGTTGTGCAGTTTTTGTTGAAGTTGGGACTTTTTAAATTCGTCAAACTGTGTTCAAGCCAGATTCTACAAAGCTTTATTGAAGTTGGGACGACCTCCAAAAAATGGTCAAAAAAATTGAAGTTGGGATACGCCTGCCAACTTGCTGTGGAACTGGCCTTAAGCCTCTTTTTGAAGTTATGGGATTGTAACCCCCCATATAAATATGGGGGTATGAAACCCCCCATATTATTTTATGGGGTTTACCAAATCGCATTCGAAATTTTATTAACTAATCAAACTAAGAAATGAAAACACAAAAAATTCTAGCTCTTGATCTTGGTACAAAAACAGGATGGGCATTGCAAGACACAAATCAAATAACCAGCGGTATTGAGTTATTCGCTGCTGGTCGTTTTGAAGGCGGAGGTATGCGTTATCTGCGTTTTAAGAAATGGCTTGAGGAAATTAACAAGCTTTGTGATGGCATTGACCAAATTCATTTTGAAGAAGTAAGACGACATATTGGGGTTGATGCTGCCCATGCTTATGGTGGCTTTTTGGCTCACCTTTCAAGTTGGTGTGAAGAAAAACAAATCCCCTATTCTGGAGTTCCAGTTGGAACAATCAAAAAACACATCACCGGCAAAGGAAATTCAAATAAACAAGCAATCATCAATGCCGTTAAAGCTCTTGGTTTTAGCCCTACAGATGATAATGAGGCAGATGCTTTGGCTTTGCTTGATTTAATCAGAAATAAATAGCCATGCACAAGAAATACAGAAGCCCACTGGGTAAGATTCAAATTGATAAAATTGATCCAGAAGCAGTCAAAAAGAAAGGCTGGGAGCGAGATGGTATTTTGGTCATCAATGTTAATGACAAAAGGCTGTCATGGCCAGAAAAAGAACTGATTAAGCAAATTGGAAATAGAATTTATAAAACTAAAATTAAGGAGAAAAATAATGGAAAAACAACAACTTGACGAACAACAAATCATAGCAATGTTAAAAGAAGCGGTGAGAACTTTAAGACGACTTCCATCTGTCAGAGTGCAAGGCTATTTTTGCTCATGGCCAGAGATTATTTATACCGAAAGAGAAATAATGCGAATGGATCAAAAAACCAAAACATGGCCACCAACTCCTGAAGCAATATCGAGAATGGAAATAGCAGTATCGTGGTTAAACCTTCTTGAAACAACCGAACAAAGGAAGATTGTATGGATGAGAGCAAACAACATTCCTTGGAATGAAATTTGTAAAACTTTTGGAATTTGTCGATCAATGGCTAATAAAAGATGGAAAAAAGCTATAGAAAAAATCTGTCATAAAAGGGTTTAAGATGACAGAAGAGGACACAAGAGGAAACCTTGAAAAAAAGTAGTGGACACTTTGGGCTTATTTCCGTTATATTTTTCTCACGATCTAAAAAAGTGTCTAAAAATTTTTATCACAAAATTTATGAACAGAAGAGATGTGCTCTTAAGAGCATTAAGTAAAACTTTCAATCAAAACACTATAAATTCTTTTCTTGAATATCAATTAAGCTCATCTGATCTAAATTTTGTTAAATATGCAGTAACTCAAGCTCTACAAACAATAAAGCCAAGACCACTTGATTGTGTTTTATTAAGTGCAGTCATAGCTGTAAACATACAAGATCATTCTAATATTCCAGTAGCTCTAATTGGTGGAGATCTAAAATATAAAAATTTACCAATTTTTACACATCATGGTACACAAGATTTAAATATAGAGGCCATCAATAGCAACGTTCTTAATAGCAAACTTGAAGGACATTTTTGGATAGAAATTGGTGATATGATTATAGACAGCTCTATTTTTAGAACTCTATATTCAAATCACTTTCCAGAATATTTAAGAAATGAGATAAAGTCTAAGATAGATGATGAAAAAGACTATATTATAGCAACTCCAAAAGAAATGATACAACAATACAATTTTGAATATGTTCCTAGATACTCACTATCAGATGAAACAATAAGTGGATTAATAGCCGGTGCATTTTTTGAAAATAGAATAAAATAAGTAACTAAAAACACTTTCACTATCTTTGCTAAATGGCAATCATTGAATTACAACTCAACGATAAAACAACAAAGGAACTAACCCAATTTGCAAAAAAACAACTTCCCTTTATTACTGCAAAAAGCTTAACTAACACTGCACAGGCTTCACAAGCGGAAGTAAGAAAACACATCAAAGAAGAGTTTCATATCAGGAAAAAAGCTGGTGGTTTTGAAAGTTCAATTAGAATAAAACCAGCAAGAAAAACAGATCTTAAATCTGAGATATTTAGTATGGCTGCCTTTGCTTCTTTACAGCAAGTCGGTGGAACTAAGAAAGCTCGTAGTGGTCGGTTAGCTATCCCCCTTTATGATAATATTGGTGATGTTAAGAAACAAACCGCAAGAAACAATCCGTCAGCATATCTCGCAGGTAACGCCTTTAAAATGAGAACAAAATCAGGTCAAGAAGTAATAGCACAGCGTAAACGTAATGGACTTAGAATTTTATATTTCTTAAAGAGAGATGCTGATGTGGAAAAACGGTTTGAGATGACCGAGAAGACTACAGATGTTGTTAAGAAGCAATTTCCTATGATTTTCAGAAAAAACTTGCGTGAGATCGCTTAAAATCTCCTTAAATATAAAAAAAGGTACTGTGAGCGACCTTTCGAATGCGGGTAACGCGCACCGCAGCACTTTTCTAGCGTTAGAACTTTAAAAAGGGTTCGCACTTGGTTCGCGCTTTTTCAAATTTTCATTAATAAAAACAATTTTTAAACAAGCTTAGTGTGGATTCATGTACCTTCAGAATTTTGTCCCTCTGTTCAGGAGTTGGAGGAATTGAGCTTGGATTCAAATTGGCTATTCCAGAAAGTAGAACAGTCGCTTACATCGAGAACGAAGCCTTTGCGTGCGCCATCTTGGAAGCGCGCTTTAAAGACAAAACCTTGGATGAAGCACCTATTTGGTCGGATATTAAAACCTTCGATGGCAAACCTTGGCGTGGAAAAGTGGATTGCATTACTGGAGGATATCCCTGCCAACCATTTAGTGTTGCAGGAAGAAAACTCGGTGCAAAAGACCCAAGACATCTCTGGCCAGAAATTAAACGACTCATTACAGAAATCGAACCACCAGTCTGTTTCTTTGAAAATGTCGGCGGACATTTACGATTGGGGTTTGAACAAGTCAGCGATGACTTACGATCAATGGGTTACGAAGTTAAGGCAGGCCTGTTTACAGCGCAAGAAGTCGGCGCTCCTCACAAAAGAGAACGACTCTTCATATTGGCCTACAGTAATAGCATCGGATCATCTGTCGAATCCAACAAAAACATTGGAGAACTGGCCAACAGTTCTAAGCTCGGATGCAACGATGGGAGCAATAATATCTCCGAACGATACCTACAGAAAAACCTCGACAGGAAGTCTGAGGAAAATCAACAAAAATGGCAAGGATGGATCTCTAGGGTTAGCCAGGACAATCAAAATGTGGCCAACAGTTCGAGGATCGTCAGCGCACGAACCATGTCAGAGCGAAATCAGGAACAACAACCCCAAGAAAAGATTGGAGGTGGAAGTTCAGAATTGGCCGACTCCGAGAACGCAGGAGCCAGGAAGCACGAGTCCAGGATATGGAAAAGGATTAAAGAATACTGCTCAGAATTGGAGAACGCCAAACGCTTCAGATGGCGAAGGTGGAGTGATGGAGTACAAGGACAGCAAAGCAGCAAAATTAAAACTGAGGGATCACAGCGTTCATGCGGTGAAATCATGGGCGACACCAACAACGAGAGATTGGAAAGATGGGAATGCTCAGAGCGAGAATGTTCCAACCAACTCCCTACTTGGCCGCCAAGCCCCACGAGCTACTCGCAGTGGGGATCAGTCCCAGATAACCTTAAACCCGCTATTCACAAACTGGCTGATGGGATGACCAATCGGGTGGACGAAGTTCGAGCCTGTGGCAATGGAGTGGTACCTTTGGTTGCAGCTTATGCGTGGCGAATTCTTACAGATGGAATGCATCTGGTTAAAGATCAAAGAAAATAATCAAAAAATATGAAGGATAATTTTATCCCAAAATTAGCAGAAAATATTGAATTAAAATCTGTAGAAGAGTTAATACCTTATGCCAAAAATGCTAGAACTCACTCTGAGGCTCAAGTAGCCCAAATAGCAAATAGCATAATTGAATTTGGTTTTACCAACCCAATTCTAATTGATGGAGCTAAGGGTATTATTGCTGGTCACGGAAGATTAATGGCAGCTAAAAAACTTAATCTTTCTCAAGTTCCAGTTGTTATTTTGGATCACTTAAGCGAAGCCCAAAAGCGCGCTTATATCATAGCTGACAACAAACTAGCCGAAAATGCCGGTTGGGATGAAGAAATATTGGCTGGTGAATTAGCGGATTTAAAAGAAGAAAATTTTGATCTGGACTTAATTGGTTTTGAAGATCAGGAATTAGAAAAATTATTTTCTAATTTATATGATGATAAGAAACTTCAAAAAGAAGATGAAGTTCCAGAGTTAGAAGAAAAATCAGTCTCAAAAATTGGTGATATTTGGATTCTTGGTAATCATAAACTCATCTGCGGTGATTCAACCAAAATAGAAACTTACCAGTCTCTTTTAGAAAATGAGTTAGCTGATATGACTTTTACCGATCCGCCTTATAATGTGGATTACGATCAAGAGTCACGAAATATTTTGACTAGCAGAAATAGTAATGACAAAGATAAATACGAAAAACAATCGTCAGGTAAGAGAAAAATATCCAATGATAATTTAGGCGATGCTTTCCCTCAATTTCTTCTTAGTTGTTGTTCAAATATTTTGTCTTTTACAAAGGGAGCTTGCTATATTTGTATGAGTTCATCTGAACTTCATAACTTGCAAAAAGCTTTCATTGAAGCTGGTGGTAAATGGTCAACTTTTATCATCTGGGCTAAAAATCATTTCACTCTTGGAAGGAGTGATTATCAAAGACAATATGAGCCAATTCTTTATGGATGGAAAGAAAAAAATGACCATTATTGGTGTGGTGACAGAAATCAAAGCGATGTTTGGTATTTTAACAAACCATTAAAAAGCACGCTTCATCCAACTATGAAGCCAGTTGAATTGGTTAAAAAAGCAATTCTAAATTCCAGTAAAACTGACGATATTATCCTCGATCCTTTTGGTGGTTCTGGTTCAACTTTAATTGCCTGCGAGCAAGTAAAAAGAAGGTGTAGAACCATAGAATTAGACGAGAAATATGTGGATGTTATAATTAAAAGATGGCAAGATATCTCAGGCGAAGAAGCAACTTTACTTGAAGATGGAAAAACTTTTAATGATATTTCAAAAGAAAGAATTGATGGAAAAGAACAGCAATGAAGAACTAATAAAATCTCAAGCTAAAGAGCTTGTCGAAAAACATGGAAAAAAGGCTGTGGAAGTTGCTAATAGGAAAGTTGAAAACCTAAACAATCAGCATAGCCGAGAAAGCGATTTTAATTTTCAAGTTTTAAGTGAAGTAGAAAAGTTGGTAGAAGATTTAGATTAAAGATTGGCAAATTTTAACAGCTTCTTGATTCCAGAGCTTCATGGCATTTTCTTGATTATCCAAAAAATATTCTAAAGAAGACTTAACCATATACCTAACATCAAGATCGTCACCAAAAACTTTTTGTTCTTCTAAAATTAAATCAAAAAGTTCATCATCACCAAGTAAATAATAAAGTTTGTCAGAAGCTTCTCTTGCCAGTAGTGGTTTTTTTAACAAAGTTTGTAATTTTTTAGCTTTCTCAACTGTTTGAGGTAAATTCCAGGTTCCCATTTTTCTCCTTTGTTTTGATTAAAAAAAGCTCCTTCAAGCTATGTACATCATAGCTTTAAGAGCTTACACAGTCAACTCAATTGATGCACTTTTTTTAAAGTTTTTTGCATCTTTTTAAGCAATTTTATAGATGCGATTTTTACCAGATGCTTTGTCATCTGTGATATTAACATCATAATTTTTGCGAAGTCTTGATAAAGCACCTCTAGTAGTATGATTTTGCCATTCTAATTTTTCAGCGATTTGCTTAATTGTTGCACCATTAGATGATTTAAGCATTTCTACTAATTTGGCTATTTTACTACCTTTTCTAATTGACGAGATTTGTTTGGTGGCAATTTTATCTTTGACTGGCTTTTGATTAGAATTTTTGTCGTTAGAACAAGATGATTTTTTTTGATTTGCAGACATAATTTACTCCTTAAATTTAGATTAATAAAATGCTCTAAAAGCAGGTAGAATATAGCTCTTCGAACAGTTAACATCAAGTCAATTGATCAACAAAATGCAAGAAAAATAAATACGATGAATAAAAAATATGGAACTTTCACAGAGAGCCTATGCACGACATCGAGGCATTTCCGAAACAGCTGTGAGAAAAGCCTTGAAAGAAGGTAGAATAACAAAAAATAAAAATGGAAAAATTGATCCAAATTTAGCAGATAAACAATGGGATAAAAATACTAACCCAGCACAAATTAAAGAAGCCACAAAAGCGGTTGAAGAAGTTAGTAATTACAATTCAAATCTAATTGGCCCAAGTTATCAACAAAGTCGAGCTATAAAAGAAGCCTATAATGCTAAATTAACCAGACTTCAATTTGAAAAAGAGTCGAAAAAACTCATCTCAGTAGATGAAGTAAAAATAAGCGCTTTTAATGCAGCGAGAATGACCAGGGACAGGATTCTTAATATTCCTGATCGAGTTATTCCATTGTTGGTTGGTAAGACCGATATTCACGAGATGAAAGAAATTTTAAAAGCAGAATTAATAAAAGCTTTAGAAGAACTATCTAAATAATAATGAATCCAGATGATCTATATCTTAGTAGCTTTAAAGCTGGATTAACCCCAGACCCAGATTTTGATGTATCCAATTGGGCTGATCATAATCGTATTTTAACATCAGTATCATCAAGTGAGCCTGGACCATGGAGAACAGATAGAACTCCTTATTTAAAAGAAATAATGGACTGCCTTTCGCCAAGCAATTCTTGTGAAAAGGTTGTCTTCATGAAGGGTGCGCAAATTGGAGGAACAGAATGCGGTAATAACTGGATGGGTTTTGTAATACATCACTCACCAGGCCCGATGTTAATTGTAAATCCTACAGTTGAAACAGCGAAGCGAACCTCGAAAATGAGGATTGACCCAGCAATTGAGAATTGCCCAGTTTTAAAAGAAAGGGTTAATGATCCAAGAGCAAGGGATTCTAGCAATACAATGTTGATGAAAGAATTTCCTGGCGGAGTTCTTATTTTAACAGGAGCTAATTCGGCAGTTGGTTTAAGATCAATGCCAATTCGCTATTTATTTTTAGATGAAGTTGATGGTTACCCAGATGATGCAAATAATGAAGGTGATCCAGTAAATTTAGCAATTCAAAGAACCGCCACTTTTAGCAATAAAAAGATATTTATGATATCTACACCGACTATTAAACATTATAGTCGTATTGAAACCTCTTTTTTAGAAGGAGATCAAAGATATTATAATGTCCCCTGCCCTGATTGCAATGAACTGCAAATTTTAAAATGGTCAAACATTAAATGGCCAAAAGGTGAACCAGAAAAAGCTTACTATGTTTGCAAAAAATGTGGTAGTAAATGGCAAAATCATCAAAAAGCAGAAATTCTAAGAAATGGCAGATGGATAGCCAAAAATCCAAATAATGAGAGTAAAACAATATCATTTCACCTTTCTTCTCTTTATTCGCCTCATGGCTGGGTAAGTTGGGGTGATATTGCTAAAGAGTTTAGTGATGTTCACAAAGACCCACCAAGATTACAAGTCTGGACAAATACCAAATTAGCTGAAACTTGGGAGGATATGTCTGGTGAGGCTATTGATCCAACTGGTTTAATGAAAAAGCGTGAGAATTTTGGTAAATATTTGCCAAAAGATGTTGCTATTCTTACAGCTGGAGTCGATGTTCAAGACAATCGCCTTGAGGTTGAGATTGTTGGTTGGGGTAAAGATGAAGAATCATGGTCAATTGATTATAAGGTTATTTATGGTGATCCGTCAACACCTGACCTTTGGAATGATTTGGATACAATATTAAACCACACTTTCGTTCATAGTAGAGAATTAGGCAATTTTCCAATTACTGCCATAGCGGTGGACTCAGGTGGTCATTACACGGATCATGTTATCAATTATTGCGACAAGAATAAACATAGAAGGTTCTGGGCTATTAAAGGTAGTTCAAATGGATCAGGAGTTCCAATTTGGCCGGTAAGAGCAAGTCAAAATAAAAGACTTAAAAAACCGGTTTATGTAATTGGTGTTAATGATGCTAAAGAAACCTTAATGCAACGCCTTAGAATTGAAAATAAAGGTGCTGGTTATTGGCATTTTCCAATCGAAAGAGATGCTGAATGGTTTAACCAAATAACCTCTGAAGTTGTAAAAACTAAGTATGTAAAGGGTCGTCCAGTTAGAAGTTGGCAACCTAAAAAAGAAGGAACGCCAACAGAAGCTTTAGACTGTAGAGTTTACGCTTTTGCAGCACTTCGTGGTTTAGTTAGAAGCTGGAGACTAGATTTAAATCAGCTATCTGAAAAGTTATCTAATTTTCCAATTAAAAGTTCTAATGCCCAAATTCAAAGTCAGCAAACTTCAAGTCAGCCAAGAATAAGACGAACAAGAAGTAGAGGAATAAGTTAAAATTATGCAAACATTAGAAGAACAATTAACCGAAGTACAGCAAGCGATCTCCGATGTAATAAGCGGGGCGCAAGAGGCTTGGTATAATGGTCAAAGAGTTAAAAAAGCTGATTTAGCTGTACTAGAAAAAAGAGAAAGCACCCTACTTAGAAGATTGAGACGAAAAGATAATGGTGGAATTAGAACAAGATTAGCTACTCCTCATGCCTAGAATTCCTAAAATAGAAGCAACTTGGCTTGATAAAACTGTGTCCTATTTTAGCCCTGAATCAGGTTTAAAAAGGTTAGAAGCTAGAACCAGATTAGCATTAATTGGTGGTTACACAGGTGCAAGGCGTGATCGCAGACAAACTAAAAGCTGGAATACTAGCGATGGATCAGCTGACAATGTTACTCTTCCTGATCTTCCAATTTTAAGAGAAAGATCAAGGGATTTAGTTAGAAATGCACCTTTAGCCACAGGAGCGGTAAATACAGTAGTAACAAATGTGGTTGGAACTGGTTTAAAAGTTCAATCTCACATTGATCGTGAAGTTCTAAAACCATTTTTTAAGGATGAAAAATCCTTTGATCTTTTTGAAAGAAATGCCGAGAGGATTTTTAGAAATTGGGCAGAAAGCACCGATTGTGATGCTACTAGAAGTCAGGCTTTTAGCGAAATTCAAAATTTAATTTTAAGATCAGTTTTAGAGAGCGGTGATATTTTTGTCCTTCGACGTAATATTCCTAGAAAAAACAGATCAATTGAATTGGCTTTACAGTTAGTAGAAGCGGATCGTGTTAATAACCCAGACCATAAAGGCGACACTTATAAATTATCTGCTGGTGTTGAAATGGACAGCAATGGTGCGCCAGTTGCTTACCATATTTGCAACCAACACCCTGATGATTATGAAAGTGAAAAAATAAAAAAATATACTCGCATACCAGCTTTTGATAAATATGGCAATAGACAGGTATTTCATATTTTTAACAGAACAAGGCCAGGACTTACCAGAGGAATTCCATATTTAGCACCGGTAATCGAAAGTTTAAAACAATTAGACCGATATTCTGAAGCAGAAATTATGGCAGCTGTAATATCAGCCATGTTTACTGTTTTTGTAAAATCTGAAGAGGAAGAAGGTCTTGCTCCGATTCCTGGACTTGGTGGTGGAAATAGTCAAACAAAAGATGACGATTATAAATTAGCGCCAGGTGCAATATTGGATCTTCAACCAAATGAAGACATCCAAATTGCTGATCCAAAAAGACCAAATCAGGCATTTGATCCCTTCGTTCAAGCGGTGCTTCGTCAAATTGGTGTAGCCTTAGAATTACCTTTTGAAATTTTAATAAAACATTTCACAGCAAGCTACTCAGCAGCACAGGCAGCATTGGTTGAAGCGTGGAAGTTCTTTTCTTCAAGAAGAAAATGGCTCTCTATTCAACTTTGCCAGCCAATTTATGAGATGGTTATTACTGAGGCAGTTGCCAAGGGTCAATTAAAAGCACCAGGATTTTTCAATAATGAATTAATCAGAAAAGCTTACTTAGGCGCAGAATGGATCGGCCCACCAAGAGGTCAAATCGATCAATTAAAAGAAGTTAAAGCTGCAGAGCTTAGAGTTAATATGGGTATTTCCACATTGGCTGAAGAAACTGCAATTTTAACTGGTGGTGATTGGGAGCGTAAATATCCACAAATTCTAAAAGAACAAAACCTTAAGAAAGAAGCTGGGTTAATTCCTGATACTAATAATCAAAACAATTTTGAATCAGAAAAAAACAACAAGAATGAATGATATTTTAAAAATTGCCAAATATTGGGCAGTTGAGCCTGATTTCTTGAAAACCATCTCAAAAGAATCCTTATCAACAAAATCAGAAAAGAGCCTTGATAACACAAGGTCGGTAAAAGTTAGAGATGGCACAGCTATAATTCCTATTCATGGGCCAATAACAGCAAGAAACACTCTGTTTAGTTTATTCATGGGAGGAACATCGCTCGAAACTCTAGCAAAAGATTTTCAAGAAGCTTTAAACAATGAGGATGTAAAAGCAATTCTCTTTGATATTGATTCGCCAGGAGGAGTCGCTGTTGGCCCATTTGAAATGGCTGAAATGATCTACAAAGCGAGATCAAAAAAGCCGATTTATTCTTACATTGGCAGAAATGGATCATCTGCTGCTTATTGGTTAGCAAGTGCAACTGAGAAAATTATCGTTAATCCCTCAGCTTTAGTTGGAAGCATTGGTGTTGTTACCACAATTCCAGTTCAAGAAGAACCGGACATGGATGGCTATAAAAACATCGAGATTGTTTCAAGTAATGCCAGCCTAAAACGACCTGATCCAAGAACAAAAGAAGGCCTAGCTGAAATTAAAAGAGAACTCAACGACCTTGAATCAACATTTATTAACTCCGTAGCTAAATATCGATCTATTACTCCAGAAGTTGTCAAAAGTGATTTTGGTCAAGGTGGTGTAGTTATCGGTAAACAGGCAGTTGATAATAACATGGCCGACTCACTTGGAACTTATGAAGAGGTTTTAGCAAATCTTAATCAAAAATTTTCTATTAATTTAAATAAAAAAATTATGTCTAAAGACCAAAATAAAGAAATTAATGCAGATCACATTTCTAAAAGCGAAATAACTGCAAACTATATCAATACAGAATTTCCTGATGTTGCTAAAGCGATTATTAAGGAAGCATCTGAAGATATTAAAAAAACAGCCTTTGATGAAGGTGTGCAGTCTGGTATAAAATCAGAAAGAGATCGAATTTTAAGCATAGAAGCTGTTTCTCTTCCTGGCCATGAGGATTTGGTTGAAGAAGCCAAAAAAGATCGATCAATTACTGCTGAAAAATTGGCTCTAAAAATTGTTGCAGCCGAGAAGCAAAAAGGCAGTTCTTACATAGCTAACACAAAAAAAGCTGAAGAAGAAATGCCAAAAATTGAACCAAATGTTGAAGCTTTGGCCGCGCAAAAAGAAGAAGTTGATGCCAATCTACCTTTAGAACAAAGAGCAAAATCTCTCTGGGATCAGAACTCTAAATTAAGGTCTGAGTTTGGTGATGATTTTGAAAACTATCTGGCTTTTGCACAGGCAGAAGAAGCTAACCAAGTCAAAATTTTAAAAAAATAATCTCCCCTTTAACAATTAAATAAAAAAGAAAATGGTTAAATTAACAAAAGACGTAGCTAGAGACTACGAATTAGGCGATATTAATGAACTTCCAGTTTTAGGTGGTGAAATTCTTTATCGAGGAGCAGCTGTCGGTTTAGAAGTTGCAAGTGGTTATGCTAGAAGCTTAGTTCCAACTGACAAATTTTTAGGTTTTGCTGAAGATAATGTCGATGCTTCTGACTTAGCTGATGGTGAAAAAACTATCCGCATCAAAAAAAGAGGATCAATAGTTCTTGAAATTACTGGCGTCACTTTAGCTGATGGTGGTAAAGCGGTTTATGCAACTGATGACAACACCTTCACCCTATCAAACACAGGATCAGTTTATGTTGGTCAAATTTCAAGATTTGAGGGTAATGAGAAAGTGGTTGTTGATTTTGATACTTCTCATAATACTCCATAAAAATGTTAAAACCATTAACAAATTTAAACTTTGTTAAATCATTTATTCAATGCAGAAATGGAACTAATCAAAACCTTAACACTCCTAATTGGACTAACGTCTTATTAACTGATATTTTAGATTTTAATATTGGTAATGGTTTTATAGTTGAAAATGATGCTATTAAATGTTTATTTGATGGTCATATCGATATCTACGCCTCTATCAGAGGTGAAAATTCCATTATAGCAAGAACTGCTCATGAAGTCAGAATAGCAAAAAATAATATTTCCTTAAATGCAATAGGTAGCTCAGGATATATAAGAGAAAATAGCAATCATGATATATCTTCTTCATCTATTAGAACTTTGGCGACTTGCAAAAAAAATGACTTAATAACTGTCCAATGTCACAGAGAAGCAGCAGATGGAGTTGTAGATATGGTAATTGGTAGCAGCATCTTTTTAATTACACGCATATCTTAAAGTCATGAATAAATTAGAATTATTTAACAACCAAAAACTAAATGGTATTAGTAATGAAGTTGACTTCATAGGAGGTAGACTTCACCTAATAGCTTATGGTAATTTTGATGGAGCAAAGATCAAATATCAGGTCAGCTACGATAAAGGTAAAAATTATCATGATTACTTAATTCAAGGAAATGAAATTTTTACTCAGTCTGAACCTGGAAAAGGATTTTATGCAATTGAAGATGGAGATGTGAAATTAAGAGCAGTTTTAAGCGAAGCAGGAGCAAATACTGATATCAATATTGTTGGTTATCACAATCAATATTACTCACCTAAATACAATCTGATTGGTGTTTCTTGAAAAAACACTAACCATTTTTTCTATAACTTTTTAACAATTAAAATAATCAAACTATGCCGAAAGAATTATCATCAAGGGCTATTATTGGCCGTTACTATAAAAGACTTAATCAAAAATCAGGAATTGAATGGGTTGAGGCTTTATCAAATTATTTCTTAACAGATCAACCAAGTGAAACTTACAAATGGCTAGGTCAATCTCCAGTTATGAGAAAATGGGTTGGTGGAAGACAAGCCAAAGGTTTTACCTCTAATGGTGTAACTATCGACAACCAACACTTCGAGGCAACTTTGGAAATTGCAACAAGCGACATGAGACGTGACAAAACAGGTCAAATTAATGTCAGAGTTGATGAATTTGCTGACAGAACAAATACTCATTGGGCGCAATTACTATCAGACCTGCTTTCTCGTGGTGAAAGCACAGTTTGTTATGATGGTCAATATTTCTTTGATACTGACCATGAAGAAGATAAAAGCGGTATTCAAAGTAACAAAATTCAAGTTGATCTAACTGAATTTAGCGACCAAATCGATGGTGGTAAAGTTGGTGTTCCAACTGCTCCTAGTGAAGCAGCTTTAAGATTAGCGATTCTTAGAACTATCCAGCAAATATTATCTTACAAAGATAATATTGGCGAACCCATGAATGAAAATGCTAATAAATTCTTGGTTGTTGTTCCAACTTCTTTATGGTACATAGCAAGAGCAGCTGTAGCAGCTCCTTTAACTGTCGGAGGTGCAACTAATGCAGTTAAAGTTCTTGATGAGGTGGATATTCAAATTAGCCAAAATCCAAGATTGGATTGGACTGATAAAATTGCAGTATTTAGAACTGACTCGCCTATTAAATCATTCATTAGGCAAGAAGAGAAAGGAATCCAATTAAAAGCTATTGCTGAAGGTTCTGAGTTAGAATTTAAACATGACAAACATTGGTATGGTGTTGATACTTGGAGAAATGTTGGTTATGGCTTCTGGCAAAATGCCTGCTTAACTGAAATTATTAAATCTTAATTCCTAAAAATCATGTCTACAAATTATAAAGTAATTTCTGCAAAAGCAGTTTTAGGAGTTGGTTTAACTTTAAAATTAACTGATAAACAAGCAAGTATCAGAAAAAGTGCGCTAAAACTTAAAAAGAAAGGAGGCATCTATGTTGTTTTAGATCCAGTGGAGTTTAAGAAAGGTGAAAACATAACTATTGTTGATGGTGCTATTTCAAAATCTGTTTTGGCAAATTTAGAAGATTTATCTCCTCAATCTCAAAATCAGGAGCAAAAAATTAGTATTAATAAAACTCCTGCTAAAAAGGGAAAAAAAACAAAATCAAATTCAACTCTAACAGTCAAAAATAAACGTAAAAAGTCTGCTCCAGAAAATAATGACGAAAAGATCATTAACAATGGAAATATAAATGACTTGCCTACTGCTAATAAATAATGAGTTTTGACTTTGATGAATTTATTAACAAACCATCGATTCAAATATTTGGCATAAGTGCAACCATCACACCAGCAAAAAGTGAATTTGCTTCTTTTAAAATTAATGGAGTTTTTCATGATGATTATAAAGAAGTAGGTTTTGATGAAGCTGAAAGTTCTATCGCTTCTGCAAAAATAGTAATTGTTATTCGTGATATTGATCTTCCTGATTATTACAAAAAAATTAATCAGGGAGATTTTATCGAAGTTAAAGGAAAGAATTACCAAATCATCGATGTACAAATTCATATTCCTGGAAGTAAAAAACTAGTTCTTCATGAGTCATTCTAGATCAACAATTAGAAATGCTATAATTGATAAGCTAAAAACGAAGAAAGATAATATCTACTTAACGGACGCAGAAGACAGAATTTATGGTAATAGAGTAAAACCTTTGTTTGATCAGTTCTTACCAGCAATTTTAGTATATGCTAAAGATGAAAACATCTTAGAAGAAAGGCATGAAACTGATGGTTTTGGCCCATTAAAAAGGGACTTAGAAATTGCTATTGAAGCAGTGATTCTGGGTGGTGATGACTTTGATGAAAAATTAGATGATTTATCAAATCAAATTGAGTCAGCACTTGATGGTTTTGAAATTGAAACCAGAAAGTCTGATATTTTAAAACTCAAATCAACCGAAATCGATTCTTCAATAGAAGGTAGTAAAATTTATGGAGCAGTGAGACTGATATATTCAGTAACATATCGCACAGCAGTAAAACAGCCTGACTTTAGTGGAACAACACCAACTGATATCGAAAGCAATTTATAAAAACAATGCGAATAAAAATAATTTCAAATCACACAAAATATAAAAAAGACCAAATTGTTGAATTAGAAGATAAGGAAGCCATTCCTCTTTTGACTATTGGAAAAGCAATCAGGTCAAGGAAAGTTGGGTCAGAAACTCCAAAAGAATCTAAAAAAGAAAAAGATAAAAAACAAAAGGACAATGCTTGATGAAGAGCAAGGATATATTATAAACGATCTTGGCAGACGATTAGCCAATATAATTAGAATTGGCACTATTTTCGAAATAGATTTCGAAGAAGCTAAAGCAAGAGTAAAGATTGGTGATCTTGAAACTGACTTTTTACCTTGGGTTAATTCTAATAGCGCAAGTAATAATAGCTGGAATCCTCCAGAAATCGATGAGCAAGTTGTCGTTTTATCTCCAAGTGGCGAACTTAACCAAGCAGTCATTTTACCATCTCTTTATAAAAGCAATGCTTCTGATAATAGCTCCAATACTCAAAGTGTCACTTACAAGGATGGTTCAAAAATAACCTTTGATCATGATGCTGGCAATTTCACCTTAGATTTACAAGGTAACCTAAATCTAGATATCAAAGGAAGTGCAATAATCAAAGTTGCTGGAAATGCAGAAATTGAAGCAGCCAAAGTTACTTTAAAAGGTGATGTTGATTTAGGAGAATCAGGAGGACAACCAGTTGCTAGAGTTGGTGATAAAGTTGAAATTACGGCTGGATCATCAGCTGGGCAGTGGCCAATAATATCAGGCTCAAGTAAAGTTAATGCAACATGAATGTTAATACCGGTACTGATATATCAGAAATTGAGCATTTAAAACAATCAATTTCAAACATCTTAACTACACCGATTGGATCAAGAGTTATGAGAAGAGATTATGGAAGTAATCTTTTTAACAAGATTGATCGTCCGCTAAACGGTGAATTAATCGCAGAAATTTATCTAGATATTGTTGAGTCATTATTCATATGGGAGCCTCGTTTTGAATTAGATCAAGTGATTGTTCAAGGCATAGAAAAAGGTAAAATCACCATAGATATTGAAGGTAGCTTTTTAAGCAATGGTGAAAAAATAACATTAGAAAATATTGAAATTACACAGTGACTAACTTCACAGCAATAGATTTATCAAAGTTACCAGCACCTGATGTAATTGAAAGTCTAGATTATGAAACACTTTTATCTGACTATATTAGTGATTTTGTTGCTAAGAACCCCAATTATGCTACCTTATTAGAAAGTGATCCAGCTATAATAATTCTTCAGGTAATGGCCTATAGGGAGCTTTTACTTAGAAATAGAATAAATGAAGCAGCAAAGGCAAATATGTTGGCTTATGCTACTGGGGGTGATCTTGATAATTTAGCAGCTTTTTATGGTGTTGAACGATTAGTTGACGAAACCGATGAAAGACTAAAAATAAGAACACAATTAGCTCTTGAAGGATTTTCGACAGCAGGTCCAATTGGTGCTTATATTTTCCACTCATTATCTGCTTCAAATGAAGTTAAATCCGTGTTGCCTAAAAGCCCAAATCCTGGTGAAGTTTTAGTTACTATTTTATCGAATGTTGATGATGGTACAGCTTCAAATGACTTAGTTACCACAGTTAATAATAAGCTAAATCAAGATGATATAAGACCATTAACCGATCAGGTAACAACTCAAGGTGCAACAATAATAAATTACACAGTTGAAGCGGTAATTACAGTTTATCCAGGTCCTTCATCTGCGGTGGTAGAAACTGAGGCTAGAACAGCTTTAGAAAAGTTCGTATCTGAAAGGCACGAAATTGATCGAATTGTAGCGATATCAGGAATTTACGATGCTCTTCATGTTGATGGAGTTAAGAAAGTCGAATTAACAACTCCGATAAATGACATAATAACGACTGATGAAGAAGCTCCATATTGCACAGATATAATAATATCAGTAATAACTGATGAGTAATCATAAAACACTTTTACCAGTAAACGTTAGTGAGTTATTAAAAGATTTAGAAAATACCTCTTTAAAAGCAACAACTTTAGAAACTTTAAATAGGTATATTACTAATCCTAATCTAGCTCCAGAAGAAATTTTACCTTGGCTTGCCTTTGCAGTATCTGTTGATGATTGGAGTGATGATTGGACAGAGGAAGTAAAGCGAAATATTATTAGAGCTAGTATTGAGGTTCACAAGGAAAAAGGAACAATTGGTGCATTAAGAAAAGCTCTAGAAGCTTTTAACTATGAAAACATAACAGTCGAGGAATGGTTTGATTATGGAGGTCATCCTTATTTTTTTAGAGTATTTTTTGATGTGACTGAACCAGGCTTTGACGTTAGTGTTTTACCAGAAGTACAAAAGGTTATTGATAACACTAAGAATGCTAGATCACATTTAGAGAGTTTAAAAGCCTTCTTATCAGTTGAGTCTGGCCTTATGAACTTAGGATCAGTGACTGTATCAAAAGAAATAACTACATTAAGCCCAGTAATTTATGACATTGATGATGAGGTTATCAACCAATCATCTATGCCATTTATTGGAACTTTTTTTATCTCAAAAGAAATTACTACAATTCATCCATTATAGATAACAAAGCCGATGCCTCAAGACTACTACAGCTTGGTTACAAATAAAGGACTCATCAAAGAAGCGCAAGCGGGACAAATTGGAGGAAATCCGATTAACTTAACTGAACTTGCAGTTGGAGATTCTTTAGGATCATATTACGAACCAGACCCTAGTGCTAAATCCTTAGTTAATGAGATTTACAGAACAAACTTAACATCCGCAGTTCTTGATGCCAATAACCCAAATCAATTGATAATTGAAGGATTAGTTGATGAAGAAGCTGGGCCATTTTATGTTAGAGAAGTTGGAATTTATGATAGTGATGGAGACTTATTTGCTATAGGCAAATATCCTGAGACTTTTAAAGCAAATTTTGCTTCTGGTTCTGGCAAAAGGCTGTATATCAGAATGATTATTGCTTTTGTTTCAAAGCCTAATGTTGAAATAATAATTTCGGAAAATATTAATTTTGATCCGAATTTTGAAAACAGGATTAACGATGAACTAGACAACAGACTTAAAAAATCAAATAACCTATCAGATTTAGATGATATAAATATCGCTAAAAACAATTTGGATATTACAGATCTAACTGGAGCAATATTACCCTTCCCTTTTGTAACCCCTCCAAATGGCTGGCTAAAATGCAATGGTGCAGAAGTATCCAGAACAACCTATGCAAAACTATTTGATAAGATAGCAACTGCTTATGGTGTAGGTGATGGATCTACAACTTTTAATATTCCTGATCTTAGAGGTGAATTTATTAGAGGTTTTGATGATGGTAGAGGTATTGATAACAATAGAAATCTAGGAACCGCGCAGAATGATACCATAAAAAGTCACAATCATGACCTAAGAGATGATAAGAATCATCCCTACTACGCACTCAGTGACGCTAATCTTGGATCAAAAAGAGGATCAGATGCAGTTTCTTATCATGGTCCACATGAAATAGGTGACGATTCTGGTATAAGTCATACCCGTTTTTTTGGCGACAATGAAACCAGACCAAGAAATATAGCACTGATTTATTGTATTAGATACTAACCAAAAATGACAACTGGATATTACAGCATTATAACAGACATCGGACTAGAAAAGAACGCTAATGCTAGTGCTAATTTAACTAATTTAGATTTAACTCATCTTGGAGTTGGAGACAGCAACGGCAGTTATTACGAGCCAGATGGAACACAGAATACCCTACATAACGAACTACATAGAGTAAATCTAACTAATGTAGTTGTTGATGAGAGTAATCCTAATCAATTAATAGCAGAAGCAATCATAGATGAAACAATAGGCCCATTTTACATAAGAGAAGTCGGTATATTTGATTCCAATGGAGATCTATTCGCAATAGGAAAATATCCTGAAACTTTTAAACCAAATTTACCAAGTGGATCAGGGAAAAAGCTGTATATTAAAATGATTCTTGGATTTAGTAGTACTCCAAATGTGAATTTAATAATTTCCGATGATATTAATCACGATCCAAATTTTGCCACAGCTATCTATAATCTTCTTGATGAAAAGCTGGCTAAATCACAAAACCTAGCTGATTTAGAAAGTGTTCAACAAGCTAGAAGTAATTTAGGTCTTGGTAGCGCATCGCTAGAAAATAAAGATTTCCTAGTACCGGTAGCATCTATATTTCCGTTTTCTAGTAATACTGTCCCTAATGGATACTTAGAATGTAATGGTGCATCGCTCTCAAGAACAACTTACAATGCTCTATTCTCTGAAATTGGAACTACCTACGGCTTTAACGATCCTGACACATTCAAAGTACCAGACTTACGAGGTGAGTTTATTAGAGGATTTGATAATGGTAGAGGTGTAGATACAAGCAGATCATTAGGAAGCTATCAAGACGACTTATTCAAAAGTCACAACCACTCCTATACAGCACTTAGTAGATGGGGAGCAAATCCAGCAGGAGATGCTCCTTATTGGTGTAGAGGAGATTCTGGGGGTGGTAGTGCCACAGGTCAAATGACTTATAATGGAGGAAATGAAACAAGACCTCGCAATATTGCTCTTAAATACATTATTAAATTCTAATAAATAATGACAAAATTAATTTATAACTACGACCAAGACGGTTATTTCATCGGAAGCCAAAAAGCTGATCTAGATCCACTAGAAAACAAAATAAAAAAAACCAAGGTATATTTGTTACCATCAAACGCCACCTTCACTAAGATGAAATTAGATCTAGTAGAAAATAAAAGAATAAAATGGAATGGTAAAAAGTGGGTGTATGAAGATATATTACCTATCCAGGATGATCCTGAGCCGACAGAAGAAGAAAAAATCAAACAACTCAAAGACAATGCCATTGTTTTAAGGAAAGATTATATTCATTCAAAAGATTGGTACATTACACGCGAATATGACCAACCTAACTCATATCCAATTGATATCAAGAACCAAAGAATCCTTGCTAGGTCACAAATTAACGAAATAGAAAAAATCGATAATTTAACTGATGCACAAAATATTGAAAAAGACTACGAATTTCTGATAGACAACAAACGATGATAAAATAACAAAACTGTTCTTACACAACAACATAACACTAACAGCTATTAATGAGCAATATTGATCAATCACTACTACCTACTAATGCATCAAATATATTAATAGATTTAGAAAAATCATACTCAAAACTCTCTGCATTAGAAGCTAAGAACAAGGACGTATTTAACCCCAACCAAGCAGCAGAAAATATTTTACCTTGGATTGCATGGGGATTTTCTATTGATGCTTGGGATGATAATTGGAGCCATGAGACAAAAAGAGAAATGATAAACAATACCATTTCTCTACATAAAATTAAAGGAACTAGAAAAGCAGTTCAAAAAGCTTTGGAAATTATCGGAATCTTTGCTCAAATTGTTGAATGGTGGCAAACTGATCCAAAGATGGTTGTTCATACTTTTGATGTAATAGCCTATCTAAATGATAATATAGATAAAAGCTCAAAAATCATAATAGACTCAAATACGCAAAAAAAACTAATTGGTCTTATTAACAATGTAAAACCTGCAAGAAGTCACTTTAACCTCAAATTAGGAGCAAGATTCAAATCCAGCGCTTCTTATACGACAATATTGAGAGCTAAGGAATTTGCTAATTTTAATTTTTCTACAAAGTCAATTTCATTTCAAAACTCTTATTTGAGCTTAGCTAAAATTAAACTCAGTTCTCTACAAACAATATCTTTTAATGCCTGATTATCTATCAATAGTTATTACCAAAGCTGGTAAAGAAGCTGCATTTAATGCTGCAAATACTGGATTCGAATTAGAAATATCCGACATTGCGTTTGGTGATTTTGCTTGGAATCCAGTAAATGACGATGAAGCAACTAAATTACAAAATGAAATCTTACGAGTTCCAATAATTTCTGGAGAAAAATTAGGAAGTTCACAAATTCATTTAAACGCTAAATTAGATGGAGATACTGAGTTTGTAATTAGAGAAGTTGGTATTTTTTTAAAAGATGGCACGTTATTTGGGATTTATAGTAGTACATCTCAAGATTTAGCCCACAAAACATCTGGTGTGGAGTTAATTCTCACATTTGATTTAATATTATCTACCTTACCACCTGATAGTGTTTCAATAGTAATTGAAGGAGGTGAGCCAGCTTATCCTTCAATCATCAATGAGTTAATAAAAATAACTCTAGGCAACATCAAAACATCCATAGTTCAAATTGATAACTTAGTTCACAGAACAACAAAACTATTAAAATCATAATATTATAAAATGACTCTAGAACAACAAGTTGCAACATTAAATGAAAATGTTGGAAATTTAGCCACTAAATCCAATGATCTTACAAAAAGCATCGAAGATAAGCTACAAGAATATGAAGATTGGAAAAATAGTATTAGTAGCGATAATCCTGTGGTTCTACAAGTTGGTATAGACAAGGAATTTAAACATCCGATAGATGCAGCAAAACATATAGAAGAAAATGACAGACTGACAGGAGATATTCTATGGAAATTGGAAATAGATCCAGGAATTTATGAATTTCCACATCAAGGAATCCAAAGTATGACTTTTTCTCATAATAAAAATATTCAAATTATTGGCAACTCTGACAATATTAGCGATGTAACGTTTAGATATACTGGTGATGAGCATCGCTATATGATCATTGCTGAAAGAAATAGTCACATTGAAGTCAGAAATATCTCATTTCAAGGAATCACCCAATTTACCACAACTTTTGTCACTCAAATATATGATAGAAGTCTAAGATCAGGAATGGCAGGTGGTGGACTAGCTCATGGAATATTAGCTAGATTTAATAGCTCCGCTATTATTAAAGATTGCAATTTTTATCGTCTATGGCGTGCAATTCATTGTCATGATAATTGTAGAATGGAAATTACAAATATTACAGTATCTGAAGCACATGGAGGAGTTTACTGTAACTCTAATAGTAAAATTCACATATCTAGATCTTCCATTCAAGGAGTTGGAGTAAGTAATAGCGCTTCCACAAGTTCTTGGTCAGCTCTTGCTGCCCATCACTCAAGTCTCATTTTTTCTTATGGTGTAGATTGCAGGAATTTTCACATGGGCCTTTACTGTCACTGGTCAAGTGATTTTCATTTTCACCGCTCATATGATTATGACAGCGATGGAATTACGCAAATTAATATAAAAGACGGTCATGTAGAAAATTGCTATCACGCATTTCATGTTGCCCATTCTAGTAGTGGTAATATCAATAATACTTTAATCAAAGGTATGCAATCTCATGGAATTATAGCCACTCAGGCTTCTAATCTTCATGCTGCAAATAATGTAAGAGTGGATGGAGCTGAGATTGGATATTACGCACTTCATCAATCAACCATACAAGCAAATGATAGTTCAGCCAAAAATTGTCGAAGTTCTGGATATCACTCAAGGCATAAATCAGAACTCCATGCTCATCGTGTTTCTGTCGGTGGCAATGCAATAAATTATACACCAAGCGGAGCTTCAAGTCTTGGAAACTATGACGCCTATATCTATCGCTAATCTTCAATAATATCTCAAAATGCAATTAGTAATTCAAAATGATCTTGTAATCGCAAGTCACAGTGATAATCAATTTATCAAAAATTTTTATGAAAACTGTGAAATAATCTGGGTTCCAGATAGCACTAAACTAGATATAGATAATGCAGAATTATCAATCGATTTACCAAAGGATCCGAGACTAAATTGGACTCTAGAAGAAAATCAACAAAATGCCCTATCGGCAATTGAATATATTGCCGAAGAATTACGCATTAAATCTTTGTCTAATATGCCGGGCAAAATTGCTTCTTATGAAGCAAAAGCAACCATTGCCAAACGCATAGCTGAATCTCGAAAACCAGATCCAAATGATGTATCTCTACTACAATTAGAAGCTGATAGTAGAAATATTCAAGTTAATGAATTGGTTCAATTAATCATTCAAAAATCTACTAAATTTTCTGAAATCTCCACAACAATTGATGGTAAAATCCAACAAACAAAACTTTTAATTAATAGTTCCAAGACAGCAGAACAAGTCTGGACTCATCTGAAAAACTTTGAATCAGAGATCGAAGAAATAATCACGAACAAATAATAACATAACAAAATTACATAATGTCTGAAAAATTTTTACATGGTGTTGAAATATTAGAAATAAATGATGGAGCACGCCCTATTAAAACAGCTAAATCATCAGTTATTGGACTTGTTGGAACAGCGCCACGAGGCCCAGTAAATACACCAACTTTAATTCTTGGTTCAAGAAAACAAGCAGTTGAAATCTTTGGTGAAAACAATGATGACAACAAAGACTACACTATACCAAAAGCTCTTGATGGAATATTTGATCAAGCTGGTGCAATGGTTGTTGTTATCAATGTTTCTGATCCTGACAATATCTCACATCAAACAAGTGGAGAGCTTGATCCTACAAATATTAGTGCTGCTGATATTGTTGGTGGTGTAGACGGAGTAACTGGACAATATAAAGGTGTTCACGCTCTTTTAGCAGCCAATACAGAGCTTGCAGTAACACCAAGAATCCTAATAGCGCCAGGATTCACACATGATATGCCAGGTGGAAATGCTAATCCTGTGGTTTCAGAATTACTTGGAATAGCAGAAAATCTAAAAGCGGTTATTATTGCTGATCTTCCAAATACCAATGACATAGATGCAATTGATTATGTTGGTAATTTTGGCTCTGCCAGAGTATTCGCTATTTATCCTTGGGTAAAAGTTCTTGATAGCTTGGGAGCTATTGTTGAAGAACCGGCATCCGCAAGAGTAGCAGGATTAATTGTTAAATCCGATAATGAGCGAGGGTTTTGGTGGTCACCATCAAACCAAGTTATTAATGGTATTGTTGGAATTTCTAAATCGATAGATTTTGTTCTTGGCGATGTTAATGCAAAAGCCAATTATCTAAATGAAAACAACATCACAACTATAATTCAAGAAAGTGGTTTTAGATTGTGGGGTAATAGAACTTTATCTGCTGATCCTAAATGGGCATTCTTACAAGCTAGACGAACTGCTGATATGATTAATGATAGTTTATTAAAGGCTCATTTATGGGCAGTAGATAGAAATATCACTAAAACCTACATAGAAGATGTTTTGGAGGGAGTTAATAATTACCTGAGATACCTAAAGAATATCGGAGCGATTATTGGCGGAACTGCTTTTTCTGATCCCGAATTAAACACCCCTGATCAAATAGCTCAAGGGAAAGTTACTTTTGAATTTGATTTCACACCTCCTTATCCAGCAGAACACATCATCTTTAGATCAAGAATGGTGGATGACTATTTAGAAGAAATTGTCAGTTAATCTTTTTAATAATCAAAAATAATAAGAAACAATGATTCCAAAAATATTAAAGAATTTCAACCTCTTCGTTGATGGTAGAGGTTATGTTGGTAAATGCGATGAGGTTAATCCACCTAAACTCAATATTAAAGCAGAAGAATATAGAGCGGGCGGAATGGACGCTCCAATTTCCATTGATATGGGAATGGAAAAATTAGAAGCCAGTTTCATGCTTTCAGAATATGATAAGGATATTTTAAAGCAGTTTGGTCTAATTAGTGGCAATGGCGTTCAAATCACTTTGAGAGGTGCATTACAAGACGATACATCTACTTCACCAATTATTATAAAGCTTCGTGGAATGTACACAGAAATAGATATGGGCAAATTCGCAGCAAGTGAAAAAGGAACTTTAAATTGCACTATATCTTGTCGCTATTACTCACTTGAAATCGATGGCGAACAACTAATTGAAATTGATATTGATAACATGACTCGAATTATCGGTGGAACTGATAAAATGACCGAGATCCGCGATGCTATTGGTATCTAACCTAAAATAAATAATCATGCAAAATATAAAATTAAATTACCCGATTGAATCAAATGGACAAAATATTAGTGAACTAAACATGAGACGATCCAAAGTAAAAGATCGTCTTTTAGTAGCTAAAATGAAAAACGCTCCAGATGAAGAAAAAGAAATTCGTTTATTTGCTAACTTGTGTGACCTAGAACCAAAAGCTATTGAAGAATTAGACGAAAGTGATTATGCAAATCTACAAAAAGCCTATATGGATTTTTTCAAATCCGAGGGGATATCATCAGAGCCGTCATTATCCTCTCAAAAATAACTAATTGGCAATTATCTGAAATTTTAGAATTAACAGAAGAGGAATTTTGTCTCTTCTATGATGAAGCAATTATTATCCAAAAAGAAAGTGTAGAATAAAAATGCCAAATAATAGTAAAGCATCAGTATCGGTTATAATTGGTGCTGACCTTGGCAAATCTTTTAAAGGTGCTTTTGGATCAGCAAATAAACAATTATCTAGCCTTGGAAAAGCAATAAATCAAACTAGTCAAAAAGCTAGTCAAATTGAGGCATGGCGCAATTCTGCTAGAGCTACAAGAGAAGCATCAACTGCTTACAAAGCAGCAAAACAACAGCTTGATGTTTTGAAGGTAGGAATTACAGCAACCAATAATCCTTCAAAACAACTTCAAAATAATTTTAGAAAAGCTCAAAAACTAGCTGATAGAACAAAGAAATCTTTTTTAAATACTACCCGCTCAACTCGTGAGATGGGCAAAGCCTTAAAAGCTTCCGGTGTTGATATTAGAAATTTTAATCGTCAGCAGACAAACCTTAATAAAAGGCTAAATGTTCTAAAGAACAGACAAACAGCAATAACCAAGAATCAATCTGCAAAAGAAGCGAATTTACAAAAAAGAGCAGACCATCGATCTCAAATGTTCGATGCAGTTGCTCTTGGTGGTGCATTATTTTCTATTGTAAAGCCAGCAGCAGATTTTGAACTTGCTATGGCCAAAGTTGGTGCAATTACCAATGAAGCTGCTGATAGCAAAGGTTTTAAGGATTTAACTAAACAAGCAAGAGAGCTAGGTAGAACCACACAATTTACAGCAAGCCAGGCTGGTGAAGCTATGCAGTTTCTTGGTATGGCTGGTTTAAATACCAATCAAATTTTAGAAGCAACCCCATCTGTTTTAAATTTGGCAATTGCTGGAAATATGGACTTGGGAAGAACTGCTGATATTACATCTAATATTCTTACTGGTTTCAATATGGAAGCCTCAAGAACTGCCGAAGTTTCTGATATTTTGGCTCAAGCAAGCAGATCAACAAATGTTGATGTTGAGATGCTGGGGCAAACTATGAAATTTGTTGCACCAGCGGCAGCAGCAGTCGGTGGAACTTTAGCAGAAACAGCCTCTTTAGCTGGTGTTTTGGGTGATGCTGGTATTCAAGCTACAATGGCAGGAACTATGCTCAGATCAGCATATTTGAGATTAGCTGCTCCTGCAAAAGCTGGTGCAAAAGCTCTTGGCAAAATGCGTGATGAGATGGGAATTTCCGCTGAAGAAATGCCAGATGTTTCTAAAGAAGCACTTTTAGCTCAAAAAAGATTATCAGGGATTGGGGTTAAGGTTTTTGACTCTACTGGTAAAATGAGATCAATGGTCTCAATTTTACAAGAAATGGCGGTGGCTCTTAAAGACGCAAGTGATGAGGAAAAATTATCAACAGTAAAAGATATTTTTGGCACTCGTGCAGCAAGTGGAGCTTTGGCAATTTTTAAATCGATCGAATCAGGAAGGCTAGATGAAGTTGTAGACAAAATTAATAATGCTAATGGTGCTGCTGAAGAAATGGCACAAAGGCTAAGAAATACTACTCATGGAGCTTGGAAAGAATTTTTATCTGCAACTGAATCAATTGGTATTTCTCTTGGTTCTGTTTTACTCCCTGCTTTTAGTAATATTGCTAGAGAGGCAGCAAATGTAGCAAGTAAAATTAGTGCTTTAGCTGAATCTCATCCAGTTTTAACCAGAAATATTGGTTTAGCTGTTGCTGGGTTGATTAGTTTTAAAATTGCAGGTATAGGTCTTGGCTATGCTTTTACTTTTTTGAAAGGTGGATTGCTGACAATTAAAGGAGGATTTATTGCTCTTAGAACAGCAATATCTCTCATTGGAATTGCTTTGCCACCGGTAATTGCAGCTGTAAAAGCCTTGAGTATAGCAGTTTTAACAAACCCTATTGGACTGGTGGTCGCTGGAATTGCAGCATCGGCTTTTCTTTTGATCAAATATTGGAAGCCAATTAGTAGCTTTTTTAAGGAAATTTTTGAAGGCATTGTTGGTTGGGTGCAAAAAGCCTTTAATTGGGTTGGTAAATTAATAGAGCCATTAAAGAAGGTTACAAACTTAGCTGGCAAGGCAGTTAATTTTGTTTTTGGTGACGATGAAGAAAATAGTCAAAATGACGAAAATTCAAATCAAAGAGCAGTTGTTGGAAATGTAGTTAGAACTTTTGAAAGAGAAAATGTTGGAGATCCAAATCAACAACAATTCTTCACAACAAATAATGACAATCAGCAACAATTTTTTACCACCAATAACAATAATCAGAAGAAAGAGTTTCTTAATACCAATAATAGTATTTCAAGAATCGCTGATAATAACACCAGATCAAATATTTCAATTTCATCACCGATCACAATTAATAGTACCGGCAATAATGATGAGAAAAAAATAGCTGATCAAGTTAAAATGGCTCTTGATGAAACCTTCCGTCAATTCGATGTTAGAAAACAGGCTTTAAATTACGATTAATAATGGCATTAGATTTTTTCAAAAATATCAGCAGTAAGCTAACTGTTAATAGCTTAGTTAAGGTTGATATGATGATGATTCTTGGTGTTTATAGATTTGTCATAAAAAATGCAGCCTTTCAAACACTAAAAAGACAAAGCGAATATAAGTGGCAAGAAGTTAATAGAATTGGCAGCAATCCAACTTTGCAATTCACAGGATTTGGTGTTGAAACCATCGATTTGGAAGGAGTTATTTACCCTCATTTTAAAGGAGGATTAAAACAGGTAACTTTAATGCGTGCTGAAGCTGGTCTTGGCAAACCTCTATTTTTAATTTCAGGAAATGGCTTTGCTTTTGGTAGATGGTGCATCACCAGAATTACTGAAAATCAAAGTTATTTCCTAAATGATGGCGTACCAAGAAAAATTGAATTTACTCTAACTCTTAAACGCTATGGCGAAGATAAAGAAAAAGGAATAAAAGGATCAATCAAGCAAATTATAAATTCTTTATAACCCTAAGAATATTCTTTAACCTTCTGCATTATTTTGTCGTATATCAAATCACCATCCTGAATATCTAATAGCTCTAATGACGAATCTTGATTAGAACCAGTAACTGCATTAGTTAAAATTTTTATTGTAGATAAATTCTTCTTCGCCTGAAATGGTCCCTGTGTAATAGTAACCTCCCTTATATCTTTATACAAAACCTTAGTTTTTTTCTTGAAACCAAAAATACCACCATAAATTTCTATATAATTCGACCCAATTCTAAACTCGGCAACCAAATATACTTTTTTTATAATCTTCATAACATATAACTGTAAAATTGGATATAACATTATAAAGATTATAAACAGCAAAAAAGTTAAATTATGTCGATACCAAACCCCTAGGGCTAGAAGAATAAAATTTGATATAAGGGTGTATAATATAGAGCTGACAAACAATAAAACAAAAATGACTCTATAAAAAATAATAAAATCATAATATTGAGGCTTTATAACCAAAATATTATCTTCGATCTTTTTAGCGTTTTTATTTGAATTTATCATTGTAATTCAAGTTAAATTTGATCAAGCGACTTACTAGAAGCCAGCATATAATAAAGATTAAAAAAAAATCAATTTAAGATGACAATTATCTATACAACAAAAGATGGCGATGTTTTGGATCAAATTTGCCAAGAATATTATGGTGCAACTTCAGGAGTGGTTGAGAAAGTTTTAGAAGCTAATCGCCATCTTGAATTAGAACCTGATGTTTTAAGTGCTGGCACAAAAATAACTCTGCCAGAAATCAATCAAAACGAGAAGCAAGAAACTGTTAAACTCTGGTCGTGAAACCTAAATTTGAAATTACTGCTGATGAAGTTGATGTTACTGAAACCATCTCAAAAAGATTAGTCTCATTAAATATCACGGATGAAACTGGTCTTGTATCTGATAAAGCCGAAATATTACTCGATAATAGAGACTCTGCTTTAGAAATCCCTTCGACAGGTGCAATTCTAAAAATATCAATTGGCTATGAAGGTAAAGAGCTAAATTTGATGGGCAGCTATATTGTTGATACTGTTGAATTGATGTCCCCTCCATTAAAAATGAGGATAATTGCCAAAGCAACAAATACCAAGATCAAGAATCTAAATAGCAAAATCAGATCACCAAAAAGCAAGTCGTGGAATAACAGCACTCTAATTGGCATAGTTGAGTTTATTGCTAAGGATAATAAATTTGAAGCAATCATCGATGAAGAATTTGATCAAATTTTTATTAAGCACATAGATCAAACTGACGAGAGTGATATTTCTTTTTTAAGTAGGTTGGCCAGAGATTATGATGCTTTTATCAAATTTATAGATGACAAGCTCATTTTTATCAAAAAAGGCACAGGGACATCCATTTCAGGAATTGAACTGCCAGAAACCGAAATCTCAGAATCTGAAATCACCAATTGGAATTTTAACATTAGTGAGAGAGGTAAATTTGGCAAAGTAAAAGCCAGATGGCATAATTTTGGAGATGGAAAAGAAAAAACCATATTAATTGGTGAAGAAGAACCTGTGTATTCTATGAGATATATTTTTGCCACGCAAGAAAGAGCTAATGAAGCAGCTAAGGCAAAATTGTCTGAATTTCAAAGAGGAATTAAAAAACTAAGTATTTCAATTGCTGGAAATCCAATTCTTACAGCTGAAAGCAAGTTAATAATATCAAATATCAAATATTTAAGAAATCTGATATGGGTTGTCACTAATGTTACTCACAGCATAAGTGATCAAGGATACATAACCCAAGTAAATGCAATTCTTAAAAATTAATCAAAACAAATGCTAGATAAAGAATCTAAATCAAACATCAAAAGGTCTTCTGCTGGAAATTACATAATGCCGGAAGGTGAGTTTGAGCAACTTATTAAGAGAGCTTCAAAAGAAGGAGCAAGATTAGCTCTGAGTGAGATTGGTCTTGATGATGATAATGCTCATTTAGACATTAGAGATTTAAGAGGCTTACTAAATGCTTTTAGAATGGCCAAAAAACATAGTTTTAAAGTTTTTATTAAATGGCTAGTGGTTGGAATAATGACTCTAATTACTGCCGGATTCCTATCATTCATAACAAAATAACAAAAATGGAAAATTTTATTTTAAAAAGAAAATACAGAAATGGCGAAGCTACGCTTGGCACTCTTTTAAACGAAAGTGAAAAAGAAATTTGCAAAACCTTAGAAAACCCATGGATTGATAATGAACAAGGAGTTTCTTGTATTCCTGAAGGTTTTTATGAGGTAGTAAGTGATGACACAGGCAGATTTAGATATTGGAAAATCCTAAATGTAGAAGGCAGATCAGTCGTAGAAATTCACAATGGCAATACGACAAATGATACTGAGGGCTGTATAATATTTGGTAAAAAATGGGGATTCCTTAACGATGAATTGGCGGTTTTAACTTCAAAACCAACCTTAAATCACCTTAAAAGAAAAAAAATCCTACCAGATAGATTCCACCTACAAATAACCAGTTAAAAAATCAAAAAAAGAAAATCATGAAAAACGTTAATATTTTAAATTTTATTCAAGACACCAATGGCAATAACTCATCAAAAAGACTTGGTGGTCTTTGTTGTTTAGCGCAAGGTTCATTAATGAAACTTGGACTTTTTTTATATGGTCTCACTCACAAGACAGTTACTTCATTTGAAAAGCTGGATGGCTGTGCTGATTCAATGATTTATGTTGGCGCTGCTCTTCTTGGTTGGGGCGTATTTGAAAAAGTGGTTAATAACAAGAAAAATAAAAAGAAATGCTAGAAGGAATATTTATTAAATTGGCCATCCTATCTGGTAGTATTGTTGCTTTATTTATTTTTGGCTATCACAAAGGAAAAAATGATGAAAAAGTTAAACAACTAAAAGCTAATGTTAAAGATGCTATTAAAACTAAAAAAAGGCGTAAAAAGCGTAGTTCTGATGATATTGCTACTGTTAAGCGTAGGATGCGTAAGTACACAGTTGAATAGTTTTTGCTTATGGGCAAAACCGATAATTATTACTAAAGAAGAAAATGAAATTTTATTGTCAGATAACACTTTAAGGCAAATTGATGATTATAATCAAGAATTTGAAGAAAGATGCTATAAATGAAATAATACTACTATTTCTACTTGATAAGTATTTTAAACGAAGCATTCATTGGGTTTAAGCCATGTATCTCACAATGTTTTAAACAATAAAATCATAATATGAACGATATAATTTTAACCGGTTTTATAGAAGATGCTCGCAACGAAAAATGTAGCGATGCAGAAGTTGTAAGATTATCACAAATTTTTGCAGGATTATTTCCTGCTTTTGCATCAGATTCTAAAAAGAGCAAAGAAAATAATATGTGGTATTGCAAAGTAATTGGTGGATTTTCTTTAACAACTAGAAGAACAAAATCTGATAAAGATTTCGATTATTTCACCGGAAGTTTTGAATCAGGTGAAAAAAATCTGAAAATTTTTGTCAAAGTTAAAAAGAATAACTAG